AAAATTCACTCAAATGTTCAGTAAGGTTTTTGAGTTTGTTTGCTATAAAATAATTTAGTAGTTTGCTACGATCACGATTTGCTTGCGCTTCATATTGTTCCATAACCTTTTGGCGGATATGATCTGGAGTAAAACTGAGATCGATCAATCTCACATTACGAGAATAGTTACGGGCGGTAACTGTGTCCATATCTTCAAGATCAGTGCCCATGATCTTTTCCATCTTTTTTGCTGTCAGGGGTCTTTGTCGATCACCCACAACAAAAACATTATCAGGAGAAAGCACATTAGGTACACCATCTCCGGCATCTCCCTTTAGAATATGTTCATGAAGATATCTCTCTGGATCCTCATGAGAAACCCACTTCTTACGAGTAGGATCATACTGTTTTACGTTAGGATATACGTGCAATTGAATGAAGTCTTTATCGCCTGAAAGAATTAGAATTTTTTCACCAGTATTTAGTTCTGAGCCGAACTTAGAAACAAGTGTGGAAATAATGTCATCAGCTTCTGCTGACTCAACATCAATTACTCTATAGGGAAAATACTCTTTTAGTTCTGCACGAATCTTATTAAGGCATTCGAACAGAGCCTTCCAATCAAGTTCGGAAGATTCAATATTCTTCTTACGATTAGCCTTATAATAAGGAAAGATTTGCTTACGCCAATAGTTAGTGTTGTCACAAGCAATAACCATTTCACCATACTCATCGCCAAATTTTACTTTGTATGATCGTAAAGAGTTTAGGATCATATGGCGAACCATATTTTCTTCAAGCTGTGCGTTGGTATGGTTGCCAAGTTGCATCAACAAATTTGACAACATCACCTGATTCAAGTCAACGATAATCACAATTCACCTATTCGGTTTCTTCAGTTTCGCTAATTGGTAGTAGTTCTAGTTCTATCTTATCTACAATCTTAAACGCACCTTCTTCTTTAGGATGAGGTACAAAGATTGCATCTGATACTTGCTGAAAAGGATGGTGCATATCATAGTGTTTTAGCATTAATGAACGTAATGCTTCGACTATAAGAGCGCCATCCTTTATATCTACGTCTACATCATCTTCAATCAATCCAAAACCAGCTATATCTAATTGATTGAAAATCATAGGTACTAAGTTTTGGATTGTTTCTTGGATATGATAATGCCTCATCATATCCATATTTTGCTGGATATCTTCTAGAGTGATATCCCGACTAACAGTCTTACCTTTTGGAAAGCTCACTACATTATTCGAATTCATAGTTACATTATACCTTATAAAATATAAAAAGTCAATAGTATTTAGTTCTGGTAGACCATATGAGAACCGGATCCATAAAATTCGAAATCATAGATTTTGCATTCTTTATGAAAATTAGAGATAGCGCCCTCTACAGATGTTCTATATTTTTCTGGCACGTAGAAAATAAAAAATCCTCCACCACCAGCACCCAGTAGTTTACCACCAAGAGCTCCGGCTTCGATCGCTGTTTGATAAACATTATCGAAATAATCTTGGGTGATCTCTTCGCAAACACCTTTTTTATCTAACCAAGATTCGTGTAGTAGTCTACCGAAGTCATCGATCTTTCCTTTGAGGATTAGATCCATACCTTCGAACGCTTTATCTTTAGAGCGTTTGACCTTGTTAAATTTATCATTATCCATCATTGCTTTTTGCTGCTTTTGTAGAATGTTATTAGCATTTCTACTTCTACCAGAGTAAACAAGCATTAGATTTTTCTCGAGAGCCTCGACATTAGGATTAGTTAAACGTAGTTCTTCTACTTCTACTTCACCATTTTTTCTGAAACGAAATAGATTCATTCCACCAAATGCAGCAGCATACTGATCTTGCTTACCAACAGGATAGCCGCACTTATCCATTTCTATCTGACATGCAATGTCAGCAACGTACTTACGTGTGCTATTATCATATTTGGTGCAAGAAAGAGCCTTTACCAAACCCACAGTAAAAGCAGAAGAAGAACCGAGCCCAGAACCCTTAGTGACAATATCTGAAATGGATGCAACTGTTAGTTCCTTTGTGACATTATAATACTTGAGTGTCTCACGAGTAATAGCATGCTGCATTTGTTCAATATCATGTTGCTCTTCAACGTCATCATACATACAACGTACACCCATATGTGGGACTTTGTGAGCAAAGACATAAATGAATTTGTCAATAGTAACAGAAAGAGCAGCGCCATCCTCCTGCTCGTAGAAGGATGGCATATCACTTCCTCCACTAAAGAAGGATACACGTAGAGGAGTCTTTGTTAAGATCATTTTGTTAGCTCGTCTTATAAGTAAACATAGCTTCAGGAAACTTTCTTGAATCTTCATCAGGATATCTCTTGACAAGATCTTTTAACATAAATTCCCATTTGCTTTTGATGAAATCAATATTATATCTAGAATCAACATATGTTTTATTGAATCTAATCATATTGTCTTGATTTTTCTGCCGAACTAACTCTATAGCTGCATTGAGATTACCGGCAAAAATACTACCGTGCATATTTTTGTCCATATCAATTTGGTACATAACATTCAATGCACCAGAAGTTTCTGGTAGAGCGCCAAGATTTGGATGAACACAAACAAGTCCTGCTGACATTGCTTCTAGCATAGCACGACAGCTAGTCTCTGGCCAAATAGAAGGATAAGCAAATATATGAGACTTGTTTAGATATTCTTTTAGTTCTGCGTTAGGAACAAATCCATGATAAGTCATGTTTGGATTATTACGAACCTGTTCGTATAATGGTTCGAACTGTTTATCGTATTCGTCCCATCCATAAATCTTAAAAGAAGAGAATACATCTAGATGAATGTCATCCTGTGTTTGATTTAGAAATTCAAATACAGGAACAAGAATCTCTAGACCACGTTGTGGTGTAGATGTATAAACCAATCTAATCTTATCATCATATGACTTTTCTAGGCATGACTCTGGTGCTGGTTCAATACCAGACTCTAGAATAATACACTTACTGTCCATGGGAATGCCGTGCATTCCCTGGTAGCGCTGAAACTGCCAGTTAGAAATGAATACAAATTTGTGAAACTTGTCACGCCATTCTGTATCTCTGAACTTAGCAGACTCTGGATCTTCTGGCATATCATGACACCAAAAAATTCGAATCTTAGATTCGTCTAATTCTCTCGGACGTGAACAAACAATCTGGAAATTATCAAGCAGCTTTTCGTCAATAATTGATGCCAACTTACGTTTAGCAATTTCTGTACCGCCTTGAGCTTTAGCTGAAATTTCGTTTTCTTCAAATCCCTTCATTATACTTCAATCCTATATCCGGATGCAACAGCATCATTATAAAACATTTGAACAGTTTCTTTAGAGAATACATCTAGATCTTTATTAGCTAGACTTAGCTTCTTGATCTGATCGTGAAGCATAGTAATAATATTACAACCTGCTTGTTCAGCCATCACAAGATGATACTGTTCGCGACACGAAGCCCAAAGGAACTTAATCTTATCAAATTCTTCTGGCTTGTCCATAGCTTCGCCAACACAATGTTTTGTCCACAAAACTGGATCGCGAAGTGTATCAGCGATACGTCCAGAGAAAATAGAAATGATAACGGGTACATCTGGATTAGTAATATTATCTAGAATGTTACGTGTCTGATTGACAGTAAAGACAGCTGTAACATTTACCTTTACACCTTCACTGTTTAGCAAACGAATCAAACCATAATTATTTTCACCCTTTGTGTTTGTAACAGGGATTTTAACAAACACATCGTATCCATATTCTTCGCCCCATGAAGCAATCTTCTTTGCCTGATCATACATTCCATTTACATCATCAGCAAATACTTCTAGAGAGATATTAGTTCCTGGACGACGAACTGATAATTCTTTAATAATATCTTTAGCAAAATTCTCATAATCAGTAACGCCAGCTTGCTTCATTAGCGTTGGATTAGTAGTGAATCCTGTAACCCTTGGATTCTCAGCAGCCTTTAGAATACCATCAAAGTCTGCGCCATCAGCATAAATCTCAATCATTGTCCACCTACATTCTGTTGAATAATGTTAACTGCTTCTAGAAGATTCTTAGCATAGAAGTCTGGCTTAATATGCAACCATTCTTCAGGAGCAGAATATATA